CTGGTGAGGACATCAAACATTCCCGAGTAGGGGTTGCTGTTGGTGTCAGACACATTCAGCGGATTACTGGTCGTCTGAGGAGTGGTAGCTCCTGCACCAGTACGACGCTGAGTCATGGTTGCATTCAGGATAAGATTGGCAGTAGCCAGCTTACCCGGAGAAACCAAAACCACATTGGGGTTGATCAAGATACGCTTGGTGGTATCAGGATCAGTAAAGCGACTGAACTTCAACCAAGCTGCTTGGATGTTGGTCCAGTCTTGGAGGTCGTTGCCGGTCAGGGCATTGTCATAGCCAAGGTTGTTGGCGTAGGTGTTGTAAGCAGTTCCCTTCCAGTTGAAAGGATTGTTTACACCGATGATGGTGTCAATGATTTCGAGTTCCTTGCGATAAGCAAGTTGCTCACCCAAAGCAGCAGCATTCCGAAGAATGTCACCAGTAAGGTCAAAGAAGACTGCTTCTTTGAGGATGTCAATCGCCAGAGCGTTTTCACGGGTCTCTGGAGTTTGAATCCAACGCTCACCGAACTGGGTCCTAGGATGAGGTTCACCCGGAGCCCTACGCTGCGACACATCACCAATGGGGTTGATGCCGATAACCTTCTGACCGTTGAGCTTGGTAGCTTCAGCAGGCATAAGCTTATCGCCGATGAAAGCAGGATTCTGGAAAGCTTCCAAAATCTTGACTTCGATCAGACCACCAGTGAGGATGGTGTAAGCATTGATGTTGAGGAACGCTGAAGGATCAATACCGAATCCGGTATTTTCCAACAGAGCCCGACGATCACCGGGTTCTACTTGTTCGACCAGCGAACGAGCAAGGGTCATCTTGGAAAACAATTCGCCTTGAGCAGGATCAAAGATTGTTTTCCAAGAACGACCGCAGATACCTTCTGCAAGTTCTTGAAGAGAAAAATCTTCAGGACGAACCTGTTGTTCCTTAAGGGTGCGGTTGCCAGCACGGTCTTTGTAGTCGTTACCATTTGCATCACAAAGTCCGAGCATATGTCGGATTTCGTTTACAAACTTGATACGACCGTTACCACCTTCATTAAGGCGGGTCTCGTACAGATCCCTAACTTTGAACATATTCAACATTGTATAAACTCCTTAAGGGTATGGGTTAGTTCCTGTCGGCGAAGACAAAGGGAGAAAACTTCCCTACCAGCCGAACACGGATGCGAGTCACCGCAGTAGTGTAAAGGGAAACAACATACCCGATGATTTGGGCAGTAGTGCTGTTAGAGGCTACAGTGTAGTCACCAGTTGCACCAGTAACGCCACCAACAGTAGCACCAACATTGAAAGTAGCAGAAGCAACATTGGCTTCGTAGATAGCATCCGAAGCAACCGTGATGGTTTGAATCGGAGTAGGGAAGGCAGGGTATCCAAGAGAAGGATCCGAAGCCAGCTTACCACTAAGAGCCACACCAACAAAGTTTGCACCAATGTTGGCTACCGAATCGCTAAGACCCGCAGTACCCAGCGAAATAGGTTCAACCCATTTGTTGGTAGCATCCCAAACAAGAAGGTCACCTACGCTGACAGCAGTAGAAGCCTTGGCAGGAAGCTGAAGCTCCGTAGTGCCGGGAGGAAGAACAAACCGTCCACCATTAAAAATCGTACTCATTGAGATCTCCTAGAAAAGGTTAGTTTTTCAACCAATCAGCCAATCCCTTTTCAGGGATCTTCGACTCTTGTTTTGTGGGTACTGGAATCGAAGTCTTGGGAGTGCTGACAGCTTCAGACAGCGCAATGCGAGTAATCTGACGAACAGCAGCTTCTCTTGGAAGCAAAGACAAATCGCTGATCATCTGGGAATCAGCCTTAACTTTTACTTGTTCACACAGTTCTTTAAGCTCACCAATGAGTTTAAGGCGAGTGACTGCTACAGATTCTTTCTTTTCTTCAGGATCTGTATCGTTTGGTTTGTCGTCTGCATCAGCGTCTTCAGACTCGGATTTCTTACCGGGTCCCATAGAATCTTTGGAAGGATCGACAGGAGGCTTGGGCTCTCCTTCCATCATGCCGTAAGCTTCTTTGATTTTATCCATTTTGCCTTTGTCATCGGCATTTTGGTCATCAAGAGCTTCTTTGACTTTCTTGCAGACTTCGCACATGGAGGCTTCCTTTACAGGATGATCTCCTTTAACAATGTCTACATGAGTCGTATCTTCTTTGTCAGCCATAGTTGACTCCGATAAAGAGTTACAGGTTGCAGGATCAGCTACAAGATCTACAGAATTTACTTTAGAAATTTTGTAGACTTGTTCAATACCACCTTTGAGCTTCCGTACTAAACCATCCGCTGAATGAGAAAATCCCATTGCGTCTGGCATTCGCTCTGCGGCTTCTACTAGGCGTTCCGCCATAGGATGTTTTTCTAAATATACCAAGTCTCCATAGAGACCTTCACCTTCAACAAAATGCACATTGATAAGTCGTCCCAGTCGGTCATGCACAGAGCGTGGAACTTTATTATCAATCGTATGATCTACATTAACAGGTGCCCCTTCATACAGAGGCACTGCTTCTTTAATGGCTTCTGGTGTATACTCACGACCATTTTTAGAAATAAAGCCAAGCAATTTTACATTACGAATAATGCAAGCTTGCTTATCTACTTGCAATTTGGCTGCACCTAGACTAGCTTCTGAAATATTGATCGTGATAGATTTGGATCGTGTGGCCATAATATTAAGTTACACTCCTTTGTTATTTGTTGTCAAGTTACCTTTTCCTTTTTTTGTTTTTTTTGTATTTGCAATAGGCATCTCTACATCCCCATCTTCAGCGTTAAGATCAGGGATTTGCTTTTGAGGCAAGTTGATATCATTATCTGCATTTTTCTCTGGGTTGTATGCTTGTTCTGGAGGAGGAGCAGATTGACTATGCTCTTCCGCCATGTAATCCTGTTCTTGAGAATAGTTCAAACCAGTCTCAGATGCAATTGTATGTTTGGATTTGATACCCATATCAAAATAAATTTGATTGGCTCTAGCTTCTGCACCCCTATCACGGACTTCCATAGCAGGAGCAGCCACATCAATTTGCACATGGGTTTCCCACTCTACTGGAATCTTTCCAGCTAACGCTGCAATATCCAAGACCTTATGTAGGATCTTTTTGAATACTCGTTTGTAATCCCTTTGCAAACGCAGGCAAGTGCGTAGGAAGGGAGATTCTGCTGTAAGTGAGGAAGCGTATGACATGGAGTCTGATCGTGCGCTTACAGCCCATTCTGGGGCACTCCAACGCATACCCGCTGCACGAAGCACAGCTTGCAATACTTGAAGGTGAGGTTCTACATTGGTAGCACCCGGAGGTGGTACATACTTAGTTCCTCCCGGAATATCCAAGAAAGATCCCGGTTGAAACTGTTGGTAACCCTGAAAAGATTGTGGAGACATACCCGGATAAGGGAATGGGGGAACAGGAGTAGCTCCAATTTGACTGTCCAAGAAATCGTCTACCTGTTGCATAGACGCTGTTTGATGCTCTCGTACCGCAGCAATCGCTGATTGAACAGCTGCACCTTCACCAATGTTGCGAGTTAGTTTTGCAGCTAGCGTAAAGGATTCCAGCGTATTAAAACTAAAATCAGGTACACCCCTTTTCATTGCGCCTGTACAGTTAATTTTGTAATGCACAATGTCTTCGGGTTTGACAGCTTCATCAGTTAATCCCTGATAAGCTTCCGCACCAAAATAGCGAACATTGTATTCCAGAATATTCTGGGTGTCTAATGGATCTGTTTTAATCCCAAAGATATAGTCTTCTTCCAGCGTCCCTCCCGGTTGAGTTACACATTCTGGTTCAACAAATCGAACTTCAAGATCCCCATCAGCTTGGGGATACATACGCAAAAACATTTCCCCATCAATACGAGTACGCTGAAAGATCTCTTCCTGAAGAGCTTCAAAATTATTCTCTTCCATCCAATGGGTAAGAAGTTTCTGGCATTTTTGAGCAAGTCTATTTTTAGTGTCAGACTTACAGGTTACATTGAATCCGGTAGAAATGACATAGCTTGTGAGGGTAGTAATAAACCCTGAGGCATTGGATACAGTACGGTAGCAGTATCTACTAGCATTACGCATCAATGCCAAGTCTTGTTCATTCCGTACAAACGGATAATCCGCACCATATGCACGATCTCTGGGGTTGTTGTTAGCCCAGATACCTACGCCAAGATAACCGGAGTTTGCTCTGTTCAATACATCCGCAATGTATTGTTGAGGCATATACAGGTCACCCCAAGACTCCTTAAGAGTTTTGGGTTTGACGGATTGTGTGTTAATGTTGAATGCGTCAAATTGACCCATGATTAACTCCGGATTCCTTGTATAGATGGCTTTAACTTATTATTGCATACGAAGATGAGTGAACGCAATGCTAGTTCCAAACTGTCAGGACCATCATCATGTTGGCTGGAAGGAAACATTTTAAGTTGGTCTACCAGCAACTTGGATCCAGAAGATTTTGTAAATTGAAACATCTTCTGTTCAAGATATGGACCTAATCTACGAATGCGAACTTCTTTCTTTAGCGTGTTCTGTACACCCTGTGCAGGTACTCTAAGTCCAGCCTTCTGAGCTTTTCTTGTAAGGTTTTCCAGAATCAGGGACTGAAACATATTGCTTTCACAGGTTACAAGATCTGGTCTGTACTGACGAACCATGTCAATAACTTGGTCAATCATAGTCTCTGTAGACATACGAGCCATGTACACATGACCTAGAAGTTTTTTACTTTTGGTTCTAGCCAAAACAGTTATCGCTGAGTAATCCCCATGTTTGCTGTCTGAACCTTTGGATGGGTCAATTGCTAACACACAGGCTTCCAGTTCATCTTTTTTAGGCCAGTCTCCTTCTAGCCATATATGATCAGCAAACAAGTCTGGTGCCCATTCCTGAGCCCCTTCAGATGAAGGGTTACATTGATAAAGGGATTCCCATTCTCTGGAGCCTACAGAACTTTTGGTAGTAAGCATATCTGCCAAACTGTATTTGTTTGGCCAGATAGGTTCTCCGTGTTTTCTTGGATCCTGAGGGTTTAACATTCCTTCCGCAATAGCAGGAAAGCTAATGTATTCAAATTGGTCTGCATCCGATTCTTCTTTCATCTTGGTGAGAATGTCACCAATCAGATCGTCTGGATGCCAACGGGTTTGTACGACAATGATACGGACATCTTTTTCTGCTCTGGTACGGAAGGTGGACTTGTACCACTGCTTGACTGTATTGCGAATGGTAGGGGAGTCTGCATCTTCACGGTTACGGAAGGGGTCGTCTACGATCAACCAGTGACCACCCATACCCGTAATAGCACCACCTACACCCGCTGAACGATAGAATCCTTTGTGTCCTACGATTTCAAACAGGTCGGAAGTTCTTGTATAGTTTTCTGATACTGCACCTCTACCTCCTGAGGTTTCACTAATCGTAGTTTCAGGAAAGAGTCTCTTGTATTCTGCGCTGACTAATACCCTTTGCACATCTCTGTTGATACGACTGGAAAGATCAGCACCATAGGAACAAGCAATGATCTGAGTGTTTGGATTCTTACCAAAGAGGAATGCAGGAAGTCTTCTGGAAATAAGTTCTGATTTACCCATTCGTGGAGGAATTGCTAATGCAAGTTTTCTCAAAGCATTAGGATGATCTGAAGGTAACAACATCCTGTCTATCTGATCGCTGATCAATTGATGATGCCAGTTAATTTCATACTCTGGCATTGTGTATGTAGAGAAATTGATCAGGTGTTCCCTAGCCAACTTTCTGTTAGCCAGTTCATC